CAGCAATTGCTTCTTTCAACAATTTTGAACTTGCCATTTGTTTTCCTTATTTATCGGATTTCTGAAGTCATTGTATTTGTGGACTTCAATAGAATGTTTTTATTGGCGTTTCGGTCACTACACATAAAGGTGAGTATTCATTACCAATGGAAAAACCTATATGAAATAGGTTATTGTATCAATAAATATGTAAAAGTTTTAGAAAACGTAATTTTTCTAAAAAATTCTTTAGAAAAGATAAATAAATGTAGAATGCTTATCTGATTTAAGCTTTTGGCGGATACGCTCATCTGAACAACCAAAGTGATTGGCTGCATCTATAATTGAATAAAATTCTTTACCATCACAACTAATGATAGGTAATTCCAATGTAATGTTTCTTTCCCACAAATCTTGCATTTCGTTGTAGGTAATATCCCAACCATCTGCTTTCTTCCAATGACGGTATTTAGGATTGTTTGATTCTATGTAATTTCTAGCCATTGATTCGGTCATATCACCACCAATCAATTCTGCTATTTGCTTTGGATTCTCAAAAGGAACTCCATCAACTTCGTATTTGATATTAGGTTTTGTTTCCTCACCAATAATTTGCCACTCTTTGTATTTGGATTTAGTTGAACGACATCTCCTTTCAACTTCGGTAGCTACTAATGTATTTGGGTCTATTGAAATAGCTGCTTCTCTAAATGATTTATATTTCACACCATCTACTATACATTGATAAGTTCCATCGAATTCAATATCTTCTGCAGCAATATCAGGGTTTCCTTTTACAAATACTAATATGTTTTGATGAACCGATGCTACCTTACGATTACGTTTAAAGTATGTATCAACCACTCTAGCAGCCTGATGCTGTGAGTTGAATAGAATCATATCGTTGTAGAAGTGTAGTCCAGCTTCCTCACATGCTTGAATAGTTTTAGATACCAATCCTTTATACTTTCCAATTTTGTAATTACCAGTTAAGGATTGCTCTCTTACTTCCGATACAACTACTGCAAAGAATCTATTATTCTTTAACTTTTTTGCAGCCTTTCCTAATATACTGAAATACTTCTCATCAAACTTATCATCTTCCATAGTTGATATATCCAATGGATTATCACTATAAACTTCTAAATCATAATAAGGTGGACAGGTAAAAACAAAATCAAATTGTTCATCACCTAAATAATCTAACATCTCATCACTATCACCGGTTACCCACTTTGGTTTAGATGATTGCTTTCGGTTTTCCTCTATTTGTTGTTTGGATAAATCAATACCCATATACTCATATCCCATTTCAGTTGCCACAATACCCCTAACACTTCCGCCGGCAAATGGGTCTAAAACCTTACCTTTGTTTGGAGTGAACCATTGATACATATGCTCACAAAGGGTTGCATCAAATATTGAAATTGTATTATCTTCCCAGAAACGGGCTCTACTATCGGCATCTTCTCTACCTAATTCTGATTGAATATTGTAGGTTTGTATCCAGTACCTCTTACGGTCCTGCCATTCTTTAGTTCTTGTATCTAATATTGAGAAAGGCTTAATCATATACAAATATACGAAAAAAGCTTGGAATAACCAAGCTTTTAATAATATATTTTAAAATTTTTTTAAAGGTCAGATGTATCCAATTCTGCATCTGCATGCATTTGTTGAAGATATTCTTCTTCCATATCTCTTAACTGAACTAAATTCTTTTCGTATCCTTTAATTTGATTAGTTAATTTGATGAGGATTTGCTTTAGGATTTCTTTCTTTTTAGGGTCAGTTTCTTTATTATACGGAACTACTGCTTTCTTTCTGTCAGCCATCAATTCTTTAATCTTCTTTTCAACTGCTGCAGTTTTTACAAAAATCTTTGGAGTTCTACCACTAATTTCTTTTACTACTGATTCGTTAGGTACACAATTTGGAACTTGCTTACCATTCTTATCTTTCATACCAACTTGCTTATATCCTTTCCAACAAGGTGATGCTTCTTTTATTGAACCTTCGTTTGTTCCGTATTCGTGGTAATTACCAGCTGCTTGAGAAATATAGTTTTCTGCTTTAGAAATATGGTCTTGAATCCAAGCTGGAATTTCTTTTTCATTTTCTCCCATCTTGGCTTTCAATTCAGTTGCCATCTTAATGATAGTGTCTAATTGATTTTGTCCCATAGAAACTTCATGGTCTTCACCTTCAGCTTCTTTAATGAATGCAGTTGCAAATGGATTAGAAATTACTTTACCCATTTCAAATTTACCAAATGCTTTTTGATTTACCAATCCACCTAAACTAATCATATTATTTCTTTTTATTACCTAATCTTTCATGCATTGTATCCGTACTGATATCTGCAATCTCATAGTAACGATTTAAGATGTGACCCATATCTTCATATAAAGAATGTAATCTCTCATCCATTGCTTTTGCTTCAACAGCAAATTTATCAAATGATTTACCCAGTTTATCTAATTCTTGCATATTTCTTTTTACAGTCACATTATCGAACCAATCACCACTCTCTCTTAGGGTCATTTCTTTTGCAGCCTCAACAATAGCACCTAATGTATCAGCTACCTCACTCATATCTGATTTTCTTTTCATTTGGTCTTGAAAAGTATTGTAAGTAGAAATAATTTCTAAGAAGTGTTTTTTAACTTCGTTTGATAATTTTCTATCACCAGCCAAACTTTCAGCTATACTAAATTTACCATTAACTATCTTTACTTCTTTCAAGTTAGTTTTACGGATATCATTATATGCCTTAGAAACAGTAGTACCTTTGTTACCTTCTACTGTTAAAGTCATTTTATTGTTATGAACATAATCGTATATGTCAAATGGTTTCTTGCTCATCTTATACTATTTCAGTTATTATTTCTCTCATTAAATCCTGTGCTTTGCAGTAATCACCACAAACATCAGTTCCTATTTGTTGTAAACCTCTATTAACAGATTCGTTTACAGGCACCATAAATGCTCCATGTGTTGATGGGTTTGAAACAAAGTCCCAACCAATCAATTCAAAATCATCCTGCACCTTTACCTTACCTTCTCCTATATTAGTTACCGAACCCATACCTCTTGATGAGATACCTAATAGGATACCAGCTTTTAATAATTCTTTTAAGATGTTGCCAGATGGAGTTGGTAGAATTTCTACTGTACCACACAAATCATCCCCTTCCCAATGGATTTCTCTTACATTATGAGATACATTCTTTAAATTAATTACAGTAGAATCTGGATGGTCTAATTCACCCAATGCTCTACGTTCTTTAATAAGTACTTCGTATTTCTTAGCCTCTCTCATTAAGATTTCTCTAGGATATACTCTACCATTTTGGTTTTCAGCAGATGCTCTTTGTAGAATACCTTTTACTAAGGTTCTTCCTCCCTCATCTTCGTTTACCTTACCTTCGAATAGGTTTGTTTCTATTAAGAGTGATTTCATTTATATTCTTATTTAACTATTTTATTTTTTTTGAAAAATGCAATCACATCTTTGGGAGTATCAAGAGCCTTTTGTCCTTTAAAATTTTTGTGAGTCATCCAAAAGCAACCTGCTCCATGGTCAAAATCACCCATAGATATTAGTTTACCATCGTATTCCAAATATCCCATTCCAGGTTCTTCGGTATAGAATCGATATTTACCATCTCTAATACTAATTCCTTCTTTTAAGGATTCCATTTTACTTTTAATTTTAGAAGTAATAGTACCTAATTGAGATTTATCCATACCCAAACTATCAACTATTTGTGCTAACAATTGTAATTTTTGAGTAGGGTTTAACTTTGCATCTTTAATTTTATCAATCGCTTGAGATAATTTCATTTTAATTCCAGAAGGAATTGTAGCAGTTGGTAATTCGGTAGATACCGATTCTACTTTATATTTTTCACCATCAACTTCAAATGAATCATCACCTTCTTCTTTTGCTTTAGAAACAGCTGCTCCAAATGCGTTACCTTCATTCTTTTCACCTTTACCATTCCAAGCAGTATCAATTTTATTAAAGAATGCTTTCTTTTCATCATCATTCATATCGTTGATACCTTTACCTGCTTTATCTAAAGCTTTTTGAAAGAATGCTTGATATTCTGATTCTTCAGTCATTACTTCCTTAACTAATTCTTTTAGTCTTTCTTTAGTTATTTTCATACTTTCTTTTTTGTTTGGTAGACCTTTATGTGATGTAGATGCGTAATCTTTAGCGTCTTTTTTAGTCATACTATCTGCCGCTTTTTCAACTTCCTTTGATGGATTTTCCATATCACCCTTTTGAGCGGCATGAACCATACCCATAAATCTTTGTTGTGCTTTAGATACTGCTGGCATATTATAAAGTTCTAATTTTTTCTGAAAGATTCATTAACCTTTCTTTTATCTTATGTAAACTCTTATTTGTTCTTTTATAGTAATCTCCCCTCTTAACACCATTCTCATTTTTTATCTTAGAATACCAATTAACAAATTTCTCTACTTCACCCAATTGTTGTTTGATAGATGTAATACCTTTACTCATTTTAGCTTTAGGAGAACTTTCTTCTTTTTTAATTGCCAACCAACGATTTTCTGCTAAATGCAATCCATCTTCAGCTAATTCCATACCACTAACATCTGCAATCTCACCATCTTTAACATCTTTTACTGCTACTGCTTTTGGAGTTTCTTGCTTTAAGTTTAAAATTTTTGCTTCTTCTAAATCATCAACAACCTCACCACCAGTTACGTTAGCTAATCTTTTGTTTTTCTTTGCAGTTTGACCTGGTTTAGAAAATGCAGCTGGGGTATTATATCCAGCAACAGCGGCAGTTCCAGTCATTTCTTCCAATTCCTTTTCAGATTGGATTTCTTTAACTATACCTCTAATTATTTCTTTTAGTCTATTTGACATTTACCTTTGATTTTAATTCTTTGATTAACTCATAAGAAAGCATAATAGATGAAACTTGATTATCAGATACAGATTTACCCATTTTCATTTTTTCTAAAACAGAAATAGTTTCAGATAATTTAATAGTAGTAACTTTATCTTGAATTTTTGATTTGATAGATTTTAATTCAGATACGATATTTGGTAATTCTACTGAAATATAATCTTTGAATTTAGATGTATTTGAAATATTATTGATATATTCCTTTAACAAATTCTTTTGCTTTGAATCTAAATTTGTGTATTTTTTATTGAATGTTTCAACAAGAATCTTATAGGTTAATAATCGTAGGTCTTTATCTTGTTGTTTGTACAATTCAATTAATTTATTATCTTCTACTTTGTTAGTTTTAACAGAAGGTCTAGCTATAATATTTTCAATTAAAGTTATCTTTGAATTGAATACATCTTTAATATCATAGTTTTCGGACTTTTTAGATTCGAATACCTTATATATCGATGCCAATACTTTATAGTTAGTAATTGGGGATGAAAGAAATTGCTCTAATTCAAACTTTTCATTAATTTGTTTGATAAGATTATACTTTTCTTTTGATAATTTAGTCTCATTTAATTTAGAATGAGCTTGAGATACAGTATCTACAAACATTTCGGCCTTTGATTCCGAATTGTATTTTTCTTTTAATAGTAAATCATAAAGACGTAATTCCTTATTTAATTCCGTACCTGCGGCGAAGAATTCTCTTACTATGTTTTTTGCGTTCTCAGTTTTGTCTCCATTAAGTACCTCTAATGTTATTTGTCTTACTAAAAGCTCAAATAGCACTCCAGTATTCTTAACTTTGGAATGTTTTATTTTTTTCATTTATTACCCTATGTTTAACCTACGTCTATAAACTAACACATATAAATATAAACTTTTTAATGTTTATTAAAATTTAGTGTCATCTAATATGTTTTTTTCATCTAAAAGACCTGATTTTTCACTTAAAATCTTCTTTTTTGCTGAAACTCCATTAATATATTCTTTTGCAACTCGTTTATTTGATTCAAATGCACGAGTTTCTCTTTTTCTTTCTTTTTCGTTTTCTTTATTTCCTAATGGGTCTCTACCTAATGGATGTTTGTCTTTTCCATAAGTATTTCCTTCTCTTGGCCTACCACCCTTATCTACAATCTCTTGTTTCATCTTTTCAATCTCCTCCTCTACATTTTGTTGTTGTGGTGGATTCGCAGGGTCTTGTCCTTGCTGTTCAATTGATGTATGGCGGAATCTATCTTTAAGGTCTAATACCATTTTAGCTCTCTCCATATCCATCTCATCTTCACTCATACTAAATACATTATGATATACCCAATCGGTAGATAACATATTCATTCCTTTGATATCGGTTGCCAATCTAACTTTCTCACTCCAAAGATTTACCTTCTCTTGCTCATATATTGTAGATGAGTTAGTTAAAGTAAGTTGGAAGTTTGTCATTTCAGAATCTTCAATACCTTGAGATGCTAAGTGTACAATTGCTATTTTATATAATTCACTAACAACAGTTCTTTGAATTCTTTCAATGGTTCTAGCAAAACGAACATCTTGTGCTGCAAGAGTTGCTTTACCACTAATACCTTCTTCATATCCTAAGAATGCTTTAGGTATTTTTAATGCACTAAATAATTTTGCTTTTAAGTAATCGATATCTTCAGTTGCGGTATAATCCAGTCCAGCTAAATTTTCAATAGCAGTACCACTATCACCACCTCTAACAGGTAAGAAGAAATCTTCAGTAAGATTCTGAATATTGTATTTTAAGTTGTAATCACCAGTTTCTTTATTAACAAATGGAGTTTTCTTCATTTTGTTAATAATCTTTTGCATATAGTTATCAACCTCTTGCGGATTGATGTTACCAATATCAATTTTGAACACTCTCTTTTCAGGTGCTCTCATAATACGATGGATTAACATCGCATCTTCCATTAGCGATAATTGCTTCCAAACTCTACGTCCACCTTCAATCATAGCCTTACCATATGGTAGGAAGTTAGTATCTGATAACATACGGAAATGAGCCATTTCGTAGTTCTCATATTCCTTTTTACCAAATCTATCTAATTCAACTTTAAACTTAACGTAGTTTTGATTGTGAGGGTCAGTACCTTCTAATCTTTCAGTATTATATACAGAATAAGGTAATACGTTTACAATACCCTTACCTTCTGCTATTTCCAATGCTAAAAAGAAATCACCATATTTTACCAAGTTTCTTACCCAAGGCCATAAGTTGAATTCTATATTAATAACATCATAAAATAAGTTATGAAGTATTGCACTTACATTTTCGTTTGATGATTTAATTGATAATACATCACCAAATTCATTTTTTGTTGTTGATTCATCAGCGTAAATATCTAATGCCGATGCTATAATTGGGTCATTATCCATAGCATCATAATCTCTGAATAATTCTCTACGAACCTGATGGTATGCCATTGATTGTGCACCCTGATTCGTTTCATTAAAAGACCTTTGTAACTTTGTATATCTATCTCTAAGATTTACGAAGTTTGTATTCATTTGGCGTTCATCAGTATCTACAACTCTACGTTTGCCATCTTTATCAACGGTTACGATAGCTTGGGTTGAGAATAATTTCTTTAACCTACCAAAAAAACTCCTATCATCTAATTCTTGTTCTGCCATAATTTATTATTATTTTCTACAAAATCCTATTTTGACATTATATGATATAAATATCGCAATTTATCAAAACACTACAACCATTGAGATAAATCTTCAAATCCATCCCCAACTCTCATTTTCCAAGGGTTATCATCCATACTACTACCACCACCATAGATTCCAGTATAAGTATTTGAAGTAATACCACCCACCGCACTTTTAGTTAAATCTATACCTTCTTGTCTTAAACGAAGTGCAGTATCCCTCACCCACAAACCAATTGAAAATGCCATTGTCAAGTCATCGTTATAACCTTTCATAGCCTCTGCTCTACCATTCATATAGACAAATGTAAATAACTCATCTATTAAACGGGAAGAACGAATTATAATTGATTTTTCTCTAAAGTAATCAGTTAATTTAGATATGATTAAAGGTCTAGTCTTAGAAGTGGTTGAAAATCCAGCTACTAATCCTCTATCTTCAGCTCTATATCTATTTGTCATTTGATTTTCAGTATCAATATATTTTAAATCCTTACTCATATAGAATAAGTTTTTATAATCTCTATCAATTACTTGCTGAATTGTTGCCCAACCAATGTTTGCGTTTTCTATTACAAGTAAAGCATCATTATATTCAGTTGAAAGTGCTACTAAGAAATTTCCAAAATCTTTTGTATCAACTTTACCTTTATATTCAGCTACTTGAGTTGCGTTTACAATATCAATTACATGACATGTAGAGTAATCGGCTCCATCACCTCTAGCCACATCGGCTACTACCATATATGATTTAGAATAATCAGGATGTTCCCATTTCCAAAGGTTTCCATCAAATCCACCTTTTTCTATTGGTTCCTGAATATATGTTTCTTTATAGAACATTAGCGTTTCGGGCTCAATTACCGTCTCACCAGAAGATACGAAGTCACAATCACACTCTTGAGCTGCTTTCTTTAATCCTAATAAATCTTCTTGTTGGTCTCTCCATTTTTGGTCTCTTTCAGGGTGTACTGTCCAATGTAATCTGATTGTATTAAATGGATTTCTACTTTCCTCAGCCCCTAACCAAGTTTGGTGAAACCAATTACCCACACCATTCGGAGTAGATAATGCAATACAACTACCACCAGTTGATAACGTTGATTGAGCTGCCACCCAAATCTCATCGATATCATCAATGAAT